CAGCGAAATCACAAGGGTAAAGGCCCTTGCTGAATCCAAACTCCAGTCAGGAGAGGATTATACGGAGAGTCCAAGTTGGATCTTCCGATGTACAACACTTTGTCAAACCAGAGTGTTGGGTTACCTACCCGATTGTATCGCGGAGGTGAAAAGGAGACAGTTCAGAAAGAACGTCTCTCGTCCACGGGAAATGCCCCCTGTGGAAAACCTTAGGCTGATCGAAGTTGCAGTCAAGGATGAACTCCTACGGGCAAAAGTGCCCCGGGATTTTATGGAGAAGTCGATTCATCACGACTCCATTGCGCATGACCGCTTCAATGAAGCGATGTCTGCTATCGAGCTCCCTTTAAAGGGGGCCGCATCGGTCGATAATTTCGTCCGAGAAGGCGGGAAGATTGAGGACGCCCGCCTAATTATCAATATGGCAATTGATAATGAATGGAAAATCCCTATACGGGACCTCCATGACCATGAAGTCATGCAGACTTTCACGGTACAACCCGATGATGGCGATGCCGCATCGGACTATGTGAGACCACTATTTTGGATCTCATATACTGTCATTCTTAACTGGTTCGTTAAGAAAGGCTTTCTCAGTGGGGAGTTATACTACCCATTGATGGATGGATCCAGGGAGCACCTCCCAGATCCAATGCGCGCTAGTATTGTGCATATTAGCGAGCCCGGTAAGGAAAGGAATTTAACCAAGTCCACCGGTTATTTGGCGTGGTTTTTAACACCCGCGTCAAAGATTACTCAGGATACCCTAGCAGGGCTACCTGAGCATGCTGCCGGACTAACAAGTTCGGGGCACGAATGGAGACACCAAAAACGGATCTCCTCATTGTCAGATGAATCTCACTTCATGTATGACATACGCACGGGGCGCCTAAACCCCCGTGTAATCCAATCGTTCAAGGATTGGACAGAGTCTACCGACTTTATCGGTAAGCTTGTAGGCTGGGCGCATCTCTCCAGCCTGTTCTCGTACATCTCCTTTCCGGAGGGGTACGGTCGCCTGATCGCACACGCGATCTTGGAACCACAGCCTGTAAAGGAGGTGGTATCTCTCAAGAACCTCGAAGAAGGGCTTGAGTACGAACCTGTCAAATGGGACGGGTTTATTAATGAGGGTTTCATGATGGGAAACCCCATGACTAAGACGATACTTCATCTTATTCACGTGTCAGAGCGAGCTGTGACACGAGGTATCCTGGAACGTGTGGGTATCCGGGAAGGTCCTAGGGCCCAGTATAGGGGTCTAGGTGATCCTGTCAAGTTAGACAGGAAGGTTACCACTGGTAATAAGTCAGTGGCAAAAATCCGAGGTTAGATTACCTGGATGTACTCCCTCTTCAATTGCTGAAGGTGGGTCGTAGCTGGCGAAGTCGCAC